CTGTGCCGCCGTTCTGTCAGAAGAACCCTGCCTTGTCGTTGATGTACTCCGCGTGCGTCTGGATATCACGCAGGCATTTGCTCACACCAACGATGTAGCAGAACATGGTTGTCAGCTCCGCCGCCGCGCCCGATACATCATGCCCGTCTTCCTGTAACTGGTTCAGCAGATTCATCAGCAGTGAGTGCTCCGTCAGGCCGAGAACACCAGACGGAGAATGAATCAGGCTGCGGTAGCCGGGCTTCAGCGGATAACCATAACATTTTGTCTGTGTTTTAATTGCCTCACGAAGCGCATCTAACATCTTGACTGCCACTTCATCATTCTCTGATGCAGATCCAGCAGGGAGATACTCCCCTTCAAGCGGAACCCGAGCAACAAGAGACAACGCTTCGGCGAATTGATCTTCATCAATTTCTTTGTACGAACAGCCAAAATGAGATTTCAGTGACGACCACATGGTGATCATCGCCTTAGCCTGTTTTTCTTTTGGCAGAGACTGACCGCGACTCATGACGAGTTGTTTAATGGCTTCCTGCTGTTCAGTGGTGATTTTACCCGGCAACGCCTTTTTAGCTTTGCGTGGGTTAACTACATGGCCTTTAGTCCAGTAATCGTAGAGCACATCGTCACACTCTTCCTGATACTGGATTACCTTGTCGCGGATTTCAGGGCGTACTTTGTTTGGACTGATGCTGTTCAACCAAGCTGCCAATTTTCGTAAAGCCATACAAATCATGGCTTGCACCCCACCGGCAGAAGGTATGGTGATTTCCACCATACCCTTCGAGAAGCGTTGAGAAATCTTCTTATGTTGAGATTTCCAGTCTAGCCCCATTCCCTCAACGATAGGTTTCATTGGGGTATACGGTTCACCGTTGTGATTGACAACATAAAGCTCTGCGCCGTGGAATGGCACGTTGATAGTAGATACCGCTGTTGCTATACTCGTCATGTCGTTAATTCCTATACGTAGTTTTACGATACTGAAGCCCTGACGGTCTGGCCACCGTTGGGCTTCGCTGTTTTATGCCACGCTATTCTTCTCACCAGTGAGTCCATACACTTTCCTCAGCTGATAGATAATCTCTGTATTGAACTTTCGGCATTCTTTTTCGCCATTTCTTTCAATAGCTAACTTCACATCGTCCGGAAAACGAACTCGTCGTTGACACATCTCTTTTGCTTTTTGCATTTCATATCTCCTTAGCCCCACGGTGGGGCAAAACAATTGTCACACCGTGCGTCATTGATGTCAAGCACACGGTGAGGCATACTTCAATCATTGCAAGTAACTCAATATTTGGTGAAGAACATGAGCAGAGAAGATCCACAACTAAGGATCAGACTTCCCGTTGAAGTAAAAGAAAAAATAGAAATTTCTGCAAAAGCCAATAAGCGATCAATGAACGCTGAAATAGTACAACGTCTTGACACCAGCTTTCTGAAAGATATTCATGAAGATGACGTAATTTCTGCTTATGAAGCAAAAATTATTGCAAACAATGCACGGCATGAAATATCAAATATTATTTTCAAAAGAACCTTTAATGAAATTAATAAGAAAATAACACTTGGACATACAAGTTTTTATATAAACCTTAATGACCTTGAACTGGAATCACTTGCAGATAATGATTACCAGATCATCTTTGAAAAAACATTTAATAAGCTCAATGAACTAGGTTACATCATCTGTGAAAACTCATGGGATGCAGATGGTTTTGGAATTGAAATACCTGAATAGGAAGAACAAAAGGCGTGTACATATTACACGTCTTTAATACAATTGAAAAACGCCACATTACTGATGTATGTTACAACAAGGAGCGATATTTTGAAAACCATATCTATATTAAAGGTTGCATTAGGCGTCGCTATTATTTTGACTCTCTCAATATTGTTTTATTTTTACCACAAAAAAAATGCTATTGCTCTTGATGGTCACGCGGCAAACTCATTTTTCTCAGAGTACATAGTGCCGCTATCAGGAAGCGGTATAACAAATAAATATACTGACTATGACATCAAATATGGAATTGATGATGGGGAGACTATTGTATTACATGTAATCATTAAAAACCTAATGACAGTAAATAAAAATACAGACTTCAACGATAAAAATACAATACATCACAACAACAGCAAAACATTAATTTCTTATAGTAGCAACATCTATACGGATAAATACCTAAAATACATCTCAGAAGATACAATAAAAGCAACCAGCGAAAAGTTAAAAAACATATATTGTGCATCCGGCAGTTTTCACAAATTATCGCCGCAGGAGCGTTTATTCTACGAAGCAAGAAAACAACGTAAGTCAATAATATTACATTATTATGCTGATTCAGGGGAGTCACTCATATTTAATATTGGGGTTTCCCCTGAATCATGCTAAAGGCGTTTAACTCACCGCATCACCGGATCCACCTGGTTTATTAGTGGCGCAATCCAGAACAGGTTATTGCCTGGTATCAGAGTTCGGACATTATGCGCAATACGATCACCGGCATCACCATTCAACACTCCTGCGGTCACATCAATGATGCTATCCGCAAGACCAAATGACGGTCCGAATAGAGATCCTACGAATCCACGACTGGCATACCTAGACTGTGTGCCAGTGCCAAATAAAGCCCCCAGCCCAACAGCACCACCAGTAGCCTTTTCAGCCATGTTGTTATATTCTATCAATGGCCCAAGAATACCGGATCTATCTATACCCTCAAGCACCAGCTTCTCTGGTGACCAGTCAACATTTTTCCCTTTCGATGCTTCTTTTAGCGCATAGACCAGTGAGCCAAGAGCAATCTGAAATGCAGTGCCATAATAAAATTGCGCAGTTCCTTCCTGTAACCCACCAAGTAGCGCACGGTTGTATGAAGCCGTTGTGAATGATTTAAACTGAAATATCGTTCGCCCCATTGGAGTACTCGCCCATAAAGGTGTGTCACCAATACCGGGGGTGATGATAGTGTTATTAACGTCTTTCAGAACCGCTGACTGGAATACTCCGGCAACGTACTGATCGTCCCATTTATCAAAGTTACCAATGTGCCATCCATCAATTACCTCACCATGTTTCTCGAACTCACTGCGAATACGCGCAGCCATATTGTCGTTGATACCGAGTTTTGCCATGCGACGTGCAGAAAACGCACCGGACAAAATACCGTCTGACGTGAGCATTCCGTTCATGGATTTGTTTATGTCATTAAATCGATCCATGAGTGTCAGCTTGCCGAAGGCATCAGTAATTCGCTCCATTCCTGCTTCGACTGCTGTTGTCCTGGAAGAACTGTCAACAAGATCACCAATTGCACGAGAACGTGAATGTAGTACAGCTTCCAATCCAATCCCCATCTTCAACATATCTTCTTTGCTGGCCTTAAATGCCGGTGATTGGGATATCTGAGAAGCATAGCCTTTCATGGTGTTACGGAAACCATTAACCATAACCCCTCTGGCCAGATCTGGAATAGCTGATACTGTCATTCCACCGAGTTTGGTCGTGAAGTTCACATCCCGCAGAAAAGCGCCAGCACGAACAAAAAACGAAGACGGATCATCAGGCATCCCATATGTACCAACAAGACGATCGCGTAATGCTGTTATGTCTCTGAGATCATTTGCTCTTGATTTTGAAAGTCTGGACTGTTCTTTCCGTAATTCCTTTTCGTACTTTCGCATTAATGAATCGAGTTTACCCTGAGGAACAACTTCACCATTGCTCTCATAACGTGCTTTCAGATTTGCCACACTTTCGTCATATTTCGCCTTTATTTTTTCAGGCACTTCCCGTAACAGACTGTCATATTCGTCCTCAATTAATTGCAGACGCTCAGTCATAGTTCGTTTGCCAAATGTTCTCGTCAACTCAATTTCTGCTGCCGCTTCACGGATATGACGTTGCAGCACGTAATTCACATCACTTTCAAGATAATCCCTGATAAGACTATCAGGAACATTTAATGTTCTTTCTTTCGTACTACCTGCGGCTTTTACAGAAAATACGCTGACAAAATCCTGTGGAACCTTAGCACCAGTAATTTTATTAATTACGATATCCGCTGCAATTTCAGCATCCTCAGGATCCAGTGTTTTATTTCCTCTCGACCACCAGTCAACCAAAATACGTCGAAATTTATCGCGTTCACTGATTATTTTTCCAACTTTATATATGCGTGGGAAATAGCTTGCCTGGCCTAATGCTTTCAGTTCTTCATCTGGCGGCAATAAACCAAGCTTTTGCATTTCAACTTTCACCCGATTTAATACAGTTCGCATCGCCTGCGCCGTTTCCTGAACAACAGGATTAGCATGCACATCACCGCTTCGCATAGCATTCCCAACCTGCTGACGAAATGAATCAAAACTCATGTCACCACCATCAGCTTTATACTTTGCGTATGCCTGTTTATTTCCGACAACAACAGCAGCTTCTTCACGCTGCCATCCACGTGTACGGGTTTCTACAGCTACCGGTGTTTCAATCCCCCTTTCATTTCCTTTAAGGGTGAAATTATTTTCGGCTAACTCCAGCGTTGTTTTTCGCACCGTCTTGGACGGAGACTCCATTAACCTTGTCAAAGGAGTAAGATAGCTCCCTGCTTTCCATGCAGCCTTTCCAACCCACCCACCGGAAACAGGGGTTAAATCATCCAGAGTCGCTGTATCAATTTTCATAGCACCAACACTACCACCATCGGAAAGCGAAGCGGCAGCCCTGTCAGTCACTGATGTAATGCTCATATTATCAAGAGCATCAGCAACCTCACGTGTGGCTGCAGCCCGGACGGATGGCGAAAGCGCAACACCAGCACTGGCAAACACGCCGCTCATCATCGCACCCGCTGCAACGTGAGCGGCACTTTCACCCCATGAGCGTGTTATTTGCTGATTATTCAGTACAACCTCGCTTAATGCTGTACCGGCAGCACCAATCGCAATCTGTGAGCCAATACGCGCCAGTGCCCCTCCTTGAGCACCGGGAATAAACATTGACGCAACAGTAACCGGATCCATTCCCGCAGCAATACTGGCAAGGGTTCCAACTACGCCAGCATCAGACAATAAACGTCTGTCTTCATTTTCATCATCTATCTGCTGCTTAATCCACGCCGTTTCCTCTGGCGATCGGGAATCTGCAAATTTCGCCCCCCAGTATTCATAACCGTGCAACTCATTTTTATCAGCATATGGGTTATAACCCTCGACCGGTTCAAACTGTCTGGCTGGGCGGAAAAAACCAGACAGAATATTGTTCTGTCGCATTGCAGCCCCCCATACGGAAGGCTCAGGTGGCAATGGCTCAGGATTAGCCCCTTCCGGAAGGGCAACATCAAACCCAGTTTGTTCCGGCAAAACATTACCTGACGGGATCAGTCCGTTATTAAGATCTTCAGCTTGTGCATAAACTGGCATTATTTAGATCCCCACGAAAAGTAATCTTTAAATTTGTCCATACGTTCGTTATGCAGGCGCTGATACTGCTCATCCAGAGCGCGATGCTTGTCTTTGAAGTTTCGTATAGCCTGTCCACGCATAATTTCTTCCTGCTCGTACTGCTCCCGTTCCTGCTGCATTTTCTTATAAGGTTCCCAATCTTCTAGTGATGGTTCCCAACGCATAGGACGCCCATGTTTGTTATAAAACGGCTGGACCCGATCGATGCCATTTTCATCCTTAGTTCTTACCATAATGGCGTAATCACCATTACGGGGTGTTAACACGTCAGGGGTTATGAATAATTCTCCATTAATACGACTCTCAGGGGTTTTTGTCTCAACTACAGGAGCATTACCTGACGTGATCCCAAGCAACGTCGGACTGGTTGTTATAATCTCTTTGCGCTCACCGTACATCAGCCGTTCTTTTTCAGCTTTCCACTGCGCCGCCTGCCAGCCTGACGGCCCATATTGATAAAGCGCCTCCGGTGCATATTTCATAAACTGCGCTTCTCCGTTAACCTCGCTGATACTCCAAGTGCGGGCTATCTGCTGGTTGGTCATTTGCTTCGCTACGTCAGCGTTACCACCAGCAACGCGGTAGTTAATGTCATACATCGTCTGATAGTCATTACGGAATCTAGCTGCTTCCGGCGTCTGGTCATCCGCAGACGGATCCCAACGGAACCACTGCGCCATATTGCTGACAGCAGAATTCATCGCCTTGCTGCGATCATTTTTGTACTCTTTTGAACTCTGCGTTGATGCCAATTGAGCTTTAAGTGCATCGGTCTGGTTGTACGTAAGGTTCTGCGCCTGCTCGATAGCCGCATCAGCAGACATGCCAGAATCAGTTAGTTGCTTAACAGTCAGATAAAAACCCTGCATATCCTTCGGCATATTTCCAATAGATGCATTGTCTGTTTCATATAACCGACTAAACAGTTCCGCCGCATTTTTAACCACTTCCTGATTGCTGGATCGGGATACTGCTGAAAGCTGCGTGATGACCTGCGAAGGCATTATGCCAGTCTGAGCCACAAGCCGAACAACCCCATCATGAGTGGAGACATCATTAATACGAAAGTTCTGCGCCATTTCTGTGTAATCAGCAGCTTTCTGCATTGACTTGTTGCTTGGGTCTAATTTTTCACCTATTGTCAGCGCCTCATTGAATCTGCGTGAATCCCGTTGCGCCTGAATTGCTTCATTTGATCTCTGAAGCAATGCAGACAATTTTCCGTAAGCATCGAGTTTTAACGCATAGTGAGGATCGTTAACCTCAGGCTTCACTTTCTGCATTTCTTCTTGCTGCTGAGAAGGAGGCAAATACTGAATTGCCTGGAATATTCTCGCGTTATCAATCGCTATATCCAGTTGATTGATTATTTTATCTGCGTTTTTTCCATACCCCCTGATGATGGTCTCCTGAGCCGGTATATAATCTGGAACCTCACCGTTATATAGCTGGGCCATGGTGTTATTAATAGCTGGCTCAAGCTGTTCTAATATTAACTTCCTTTGCTTTTCTATCTGACTATTAGCAAGGTTATCTATTTGATAAATAGTCAGTGGATCCATTCCAGTTTTATTTTTTCTATATCGGGAAAGCCACCCTTGTGTTTCTGATGGAAGATTTCGGATAAATTCTTCTTCTGATATTTCACCTTTACGTGGATCACCGACTTTGGCGATCAGTTTATCCACGTTACCCATCCCCCAGTTATATGCTGCTCCGGTCAATATTTCTGAGCCGTACTTACCATACAGTTGATTTACATAGTCACTGGCAAGCATTTCATGCTGTTGTTCGTCCGTAGGGTTGTATTCAACGCCACGTTTGGCCGCCAGTTCTTTCCCTGTGCCCGGCATTAACTGGTATTTCCCCTGGGCCCTCTCTCCAGAAGATGTTTTCGGTCCTTCAAGAATACTACCATCAGGATTAAAATGACGATCACCTGATTCAACAAGGCGTATGGCACGCATGTCCATGCCTCCAGAATCATTTTTCTGAAACTGACCATTTAACCATCCTTCCGGATTAGCAGCGGCATAATTCTTCGCCCGCATTTCTGTGGCACTGCGATCATCACTTTCTATTTCTTCCAGAATGCGTTCTTGTGACCATCCCCTGGCTGCTCCATATCTGGCAATGGCTACCATTCTGGAATTTCTGGCTAAAGTGGCAGTTTGCGGGTCATTCCAGGCATCCGCTTCATTTTGTATCCATAATTTTCTCGTTGCCTGATATTGCTCATCTTCATAGGCATTTGTCTGCCCTATCTCATGTCTGAGAACTCCAGTACTGAACTGAATTTTCTGTGTTCTGGCTTGTTGCAAAAACATATTTCTTGCTGCTTCATCAGTCAATGAAGCAGCTATTTCTTCCACATCCTGATCAAATCCAGATATGTACTCTTGCCCCTTACCAATCGCATTTTTGCCTTGTTGTGCATAAAAACCGGTTTGAGGGTTATAAAGACGTTCATTGCTGCGCTGATTAAGCTGAAGGATGGCATCCTGAGACAATGCAACATTCGCTTTCTGCCTGGCTTCACCATATGCCACCGCATACTGATCTGCGACATTCGCCAGCACCTGACCTGCTTGAGGAACATCGAAGGTTTGAAAACCACCGGTTTGCACACCACGACTTTGCACCTGGCGTCCGGATGTAGTAGGAACAACAGGCATCAGTAACCTCCTATTTTGAATCGGGAGTCAGAATTCATAAAACCTGAGTTAGATAACATTGGCGTCCCACCACTAGATGTACTTCCGTTTAGAGAACGGACTCCACGTTCCGCCGCCCATCTGGTATGCACCGTATGCTTTTAGTGGTGCCGTTAACAAAGTGCTGGTCATCGATGATTTAGCAGCCGACTGAGCAGCAGCCCCCTGTGCCTGAGCATTCATTCCCTGAACCTGATACCCATATGCCTCACGCTGAGCATTATTCACTGTCGTTAACGCATCAAGAGTGCCGAACTGAGCATTATCCGCAAAAACGTCAAGAGCTGTTCCGCTACTTAATTCCGCACCGGTAGCCCCCATAGTAGCCGCCGCAGTGCCTGAGCGTTGACGCATTTCACGACGACGCTGATCCGCTTCAATATTCCCACGATTGATTGAATCCTGTGCCTGAGCTTCAGCAATTTCAGCATTCCGATCTGCTATGGCTGACTGGTATTTTTCCTGCTTGCTCTGGCTGTACATTGACGCTGCTGTGGATGCCACTGTGACGGCAACCAAAGCGATGGCTGGGTTACACATTATTTTCTCTCCATGTGAAATCTGTGGAAATTAAGACCAAGAGCACCATAAGGCGCGGCTTCTTCAAGCCTGAATCCAAGCCAGTGCAGCCATGCTTTGGCAACATGGTTTCGCTCGTCGACGTAGTTTTCCAGGCGCGGATAAACTGCCAGCATCTGCTGCAATACAGGGCGGCAGTGGCGAAGAAATGTCTTCTGATATTTTTCAATACGGCTGGTTCCTACCAGCCAGGGCGTACCATTGCCACCGATCATTGACGCCGGAGATACGCCAAACATGGTTACCAGTTCTCCGTTCGCAAATCCTGACCAGGCCATAGTCGCAGTGCGAAGACCAACACGCAGCGCATCTTCGGTAGTCATCAGCGATACCGCATACAGTTCGTCAATATCAGCCTGACGAACATCCGGCAAAATCATCTGAAGATGCTCTTCGGTAGCGGGAACAATTCGAACATCGATCATCAGAATCCCCCAACAGTAAGGCGAGGAATAACGGCAAGAACAGACAGCGGCAACGGGTCAAGCTGACGGATTCTTACACGTCCGTTTTTGCCCCAGTTACTGTCCAGTTTCACTTCTACTTTTCCGGTAGCATCATCAACAGGATCATCGTAGAACTCGAATTCACGCTGTGGATATTCGTACCATTTACCGCCGGGCGTAGTCGCCCAGATGCCGCGGCTGGCATTCACAACCAGAGTAACGGATGGGATCACCTGTTTTTTGTCCAGCAGCGTTTCCTGTCCGTTAATGTTGATATCCAGTGTTTCGAATTCAGCAGTTATTGGCAGGCCGATGTGCACTACAGCCCCCGGTGATTCCAGCGTGACGGCACCTCCGGAAACTACTTTCTGTGGTTCCACGTTCGCATCAGAGAGGATGTTTACGGTCTGACCTTCAAGATGAGACAAGCCGCCAAATGCCCGGCGCGCCATCTGCCAGTTCGTGGTGGCCACATTCCTGAGGGATGGCGGGACGTTCCTGTTAGCACGAACCACTACAGCGGTGTTGCTGGTTACAGAAATAATGTCGCAACGTAATTCTTTTGACACTTCATCGCCAGTATCAGGATCAGTTCCGGTATAAGGGAACTGTAGTTGCGCACCGACATCACTACTGGTGAAGTACGCACCACCAGAAATACTGATTGTATATTCCGCGCGGTAATCCCATTCGCCAGAACCACCAGTGATGGTCATCGTTCTGTCAGACGTATTTCTTCCATCATAGCTAAGGCCAGAATCAACAAAGAAAGCATCTTCATCGCTGGTAAATAAACGGCTGGACAGTCGCTCGATGTATCTCACTGTTTGCCCGTTAACGGTTCGGTTAACGACGAAATACACTGCATCTTCATTTCCTTCGCTGATACTGCATGTGCTTTCATATTTTCCGGTACTGGATTGTGGTGCCCATGCAAAAACCTGCTGATCACGCAAATAGGTCATCACCAGTAATTTACCGTCATCACGAATGCAGAAGGCGCTGGAGTAAGGGACAATAGAGAAGCACCAGTCAACAATGCTGTGCTTCTGAAAAAGATGATTGGCAAGGATGGTCAGGTCGTTCCCCTGATAGCCGTCAACATCGAATGAGTAGGCCAGATCACGGACAACACTGCCTTTCTCCTGGACGAACAGAGCAATATTCGCCACGGCAATTGGTGGGACATTGCTAGAGCCATTTGATCCCTGAGAGCTGAATGCAAATGATGATGGGGTTAACACTTTGTTCTGGTCGCCGGTGATGACGTACTCACCTCCAGAAGTCAGTGCCACCAGCGAACCGACATCAATCAGGTGGCGGATCTCATTAACCTGACGCCCGGCATAGGTGTAGATAATTCTGTCGTCATCCTGCGTAGGATTGCTTTTGCCAAAATCCTTATAATCCCCGGTACGGCTGGCCCAGATAGTCTGAGGGAACGCAGTCGATGCGGCGAAGTAAAGACGTTGTTGATAATAAACAACAGTGCCAGGATAACCATTAACACTGTTCCAGGCATATTTAGCCCATTTATAGCTGGCATTATCCTCGCCAACTACCTGCGAAGGGATATAGGAAATCACCTCGGCAGTTGCAGTAGTTCCATTTGCAGCAGTGATACGGGCAATGCCAAAACCACTGTGCAGATATTCCCACTCAATGCCAGTATCATCATCACCGGATCCGCCCCAGCCATCCCATGATGTGCCTTCTGTATGCGAAGGGCGCAAAGTACCTGTTTTGCCTGCTGTAACGGCGCGATAGTAGTTACTGTCTGCACGGCGAATATCGCCAATCGACGTACTCTTACTGGTTTCCCATACCGGCACTGAATCCACTGCAGGCTGTTCCAGATAGAACAATTTGCCTACCTGCTCCGCGCCAAAAATAGAGGCGCTTGCCGTTAACGTAATTGTCCCGGTGCTGGCGCTGGCATAAACCGTCACTGACTCGTCAATATTGATATCTTCAAATGGCCCGTTCTTCGTTACCACATCAACCAGTTGCCAGTTGTCATGAGCATATCGGCGCAACTCTTTCGGCGGGTATGCCGGGTGAACCAGCGTAAGCACGTCGGCGCTTTGCGTGAATTTAATTCGGAACAGATCGGCTTCAGTATATGGCGTGGCAATTTCATAAATAACATTGCTGCTGTTCAGCACCAACGCACCATCTTTGATAACGCGCATGTACTGGTGTCCGAACTCCAGAGCATAGGTCTGAACCGTCGAGAACTGGAACGGAATCAGGCGGCATTTCCGATTTGGGTATTTGGCGGCACCGACAAAACGCGTACCAGGTCGATTCTCAACGCCGCCATACTGCCGCACGATAAAGTTATCGCACTTGCGCAATGCCACCTGGTACTTCGCCATGTCGATACGACCGTACAACGACGGTCCAATCTCACCACCGGCAAAGCTGGGCTGGATCCAACTGATAGCCATCAGGACAACCTCGCAATGGTAAACTCGTCAACCGGTGGCTGTGGTTCCTGTGATTCATTCTGGCTATGCGAGCCAGCACTAAGAATCACGCGATTGTACATATTGAGGGCAAACGTACCGAGGTCTGCATTCCCAGTCAGCGCCATGTTAATAGCTGCCGCAAGACGCCAGGCCAACGCCTCCATAAAAATGGCATCAAACATGTTCACATCTGTAACGCGAGAGACATACTTGAGCCATGCCTGAGGCTGGTCTGTGTAGATCAACTTTCCTGTTCCGTTGGTGTCTGCACCAACTTCGTACTGAACGCGCATTGATGCTGTTGGATTGCGTACACCAGGAAGCATAATTTCAGTAATGCGCAGACAATCTGACGGGTACTGGTACGCATATTCCCAGTCAGGCGGTGGATTGCTCGTATCTGCAAGCGCCACGCGTTTGGTAGCAAAGTTCCAGTCAAAATCAGAAAGCACAGCATCACGGCAGGCCTCAAAGTGCAGCGAACATTCCCCCGCTTCCTTGCTGGCTTCCGTCAGGCTGTTAATGCTGCGGCTGTTGCCAATATTGGACAGCGCACGATTACAGATCTCTACTACAGAGGCCATCACTCACCTCCGTTACCGTACAGAGTTTCAGCCGCTGATTTTTCTACATCCCCGGAAACAGGAGCGATCGCCATATCAGTGATCTGCAGATCGGCGCTGCGATTAACGCCATCGTCAGTTTCTCTGGCAGACAGGCCTCGAATAACAGCCTTTGCAGTTATCATCACTTCCGTTCCGACGCCCTGAGGTTGCGCCTTCAGCTTATTCAATGTGTCGTTATTAAGAGTGATGCACAGCCCCCACGGGTATTCATCGCGAGTTCTGGTTTCTCCGCTCTCATCCTGGTAGCTGTCAGTGCCGGTTTTGAGGTTTACGAGTTCCATATACACTCCTGCAATAAAGGGGCCGAAGCCCCTTGTCTGATTCGCGAGGCTTACACGCCCAGTTCTTTACGCTTATCTGCGATCTTCTCGCGGAGCGTTTCGGCTTTGGCGTTATGGTGTGGCTTCTCGTTAAAGAGCAATTCGTACTCTTCACGGAGCTTATCCAGTTCACCATCATCTGACACATCGTTGATGATTTTGGTGCTGGTTGCTGCCATTGACACCTTTCCTGCAACTTTTGCTTTTGCCTGTCTGGCTGCATCGTTAACAGGTTCCAGTGCGCTACCAGGCTCACCTTCGTATTCGATTTCTGCCCCCTCCGGCCACAGAGTGTTATGGATATGAGAGAGGCGCAGAACGCGGTATCTTGGTTTCTCACCTGACATCGATATCACCTTAACCAGTTACTTTTGAGCGGATCGGATACGGCGTATTGGCATCAACATCAAGACTGATACCAGCAGTGAATTCGCCAGCCGTTAGTGGACCAGTTGCGACGGAGTAGTTAACACGCAGATATCGCTGAACACCGGCAGGCACCTTTGCAGAAACAACTCGTTTACCTGCTGTCAGGGCGGTCTTTGCCAGTGCGCCACTATCATAAATAGTGGTCCATGAGCTGTTATTCTCACTCGTCTGCAACTGGATGTTTACAGTTGCATCACCGCTTGCCGCGGCGGCTGTGTTAACCAGCGCCCAAAACTCAAGCGGGTAACCAACGCCGATATCACGACGTTTTCCGTCAATTGGACCGAGATCGATTACGTCAGTAGAAGCCGCGGTATTCGTAACCGCCTGAGCTTCGGAGAACATCAACAGTTTGTCGGTGATCATCTTCTTTCTCCATTAGTGGGTCTGTTACGACCCACAGGTTAATAACAGGCGTTACACCACGCGGGCTTCTGTTTCCAGAAGCGCATCAGTTTCACGGATTGGTACACCACGGAATGAAGTCCACCACTCGCCTTCTGTCTCTTTTACGCTGATCGCCAGAGATGTTTTCTCCAGAGATTGCAGATCAAGAGCCTGGCCTACAGTGCGGTTCATGTAGAACACCGGGCGACCCATGCCACGATTTGGAATGCGATGCAGTGCTTTAACCATCAACTTCGCAATATTTGCGGCAGAGGAAGGTTCTGAAAGATTGCTGACATCGATGTTTGCAATGCGAACAACATAACGCCAGTCACGCAGAGCAAGTCCGTTGTCCCATTTGTAATGGGTACGGTAGCCTTCGTACTTGCCGCCATTCGCATCTTCCAGTGTCACCTGGCCTTTATCTTCCATCTGGATACCAGCCTTCTGCCCTTTCGGGAAGATGCCATGCACGGTGTTTTCGCCCCACACCACTAACCAGATTGAGGTGTTATCTGTACCCGTGCCACCAGCATCAATGATGTTCTGAGCATTACCCGCAGACAGGCTGGAATAGCGGGAGGACAGTCCCATAAACTGCTGAGGGTTAACGCTGGAATCACCATAAAACAGTGTCTGCGCCATCTGCTGATTCATCGCTTCAATAAATGCGCGGTCTTCAGACAGGCGGAATTCGGCGGTATTACCGTTCAGATCAGCCAGTGACTTATCGACTTCAGCATAGGTTTCCAGCATGCCAACGGAATCGGTTACCTGCACTGTGGTTGATTTGCTTGGCTGTACGCCATAGTTCAGCAAACGCCAGGTAGCTGAAGGTAAACCAGAACGAATGGTGGTTCGGTGTCCGGTAGGAAGGTTCCCTTCGACAAAAGGCATATCCTGAAGGATCGGGTTTGTTTGACCGAGAAGCTCGATAATCTTATCGACTTTCCCGTTTGGATCGACGCGCTTACCCCAGTCAGCCAGCGTTAGCGCAGTTAAGCCTTTAACAGCCATTGTCATTTCCTCTCTTATTTGCCATAGAGCACTTCGGCCGCACTACGCTGGCCTTCATTACCACCGGTGACCATGCCATCTTCAGACATCGCCTTTCCGATTTTCACGAACGTTTTGACCAGATCAGGGTGATTACCCAGCCCGGTGGTGTTCAGATATTCTTTGAGTTCAGGTGTCCCGAACTGGTCAAGCGCACGCTGTGCGACGCTAAGGTTAGAAATCAACTTGTCGCCACCGATTTCTTTGTCAGCTTTTACATCCGCAGCCCACTGCTCGGTTGTTTTCTGCCAGGCTTCTGCCTGGCGCTGCTGAACACCTGCCAGAATCTTCGGATAAGCATCAACCAGCTTTTGCGCTTGCTCGTTGGTCAGGTTAAGTTCTCGCGCCACCGGCTCGAATTCCTTCAACGCTTCTGTATCCAGCTCTACGCCTTCGGCAGCCTGAAACTCGTACTTCTCAGGCGCCCCCTCTGGTTTATCGCCGCCCTTTTTTTCATCCTGCTTATCGTTTTCAGGCTTTTTGTCATCAGCAGGTTTATCGCCATCAGCAACAGGTTGTGGCTTATCGCCTTCCTGTTGTGATGGATCACCAACTGGAGCAGGGGTATCACCTGCAGGCGCTGACGGTTCTGACGCAGCCGGAGCTGCTCCACCATCGACTGGTTGCTCATTGCAAAGACGGCGATACAGCAAACGCTCAAATAAATTCATGATCACTCCTGTTCACTGGCCTCTTTGGCCATCTTCAAATACTGTTCAGGGCAATGCGCCATAACGCGCTGAAACAGTTCCAACGCCAGATTGCGTTGCCCCTCATTAAATGCCATTGCCATAGCGTCCATCGGTGAGATAGCGGAAAACACACGGCCTTTCTCCAGCACCGACCAGACAACGCGACGCCCCTGTTCACTGCTCATGACAAAGCGAATGTCATCAATTTCACGCTGCGCCATGTCACGTTGCTTACGGGCGTTTTCTTCTTTCAGTTGATCGTCTTCGTAATCTGTCATTGTGATTGCCCACCCTGACCACTAACTGCATTCGCCATAGCTGACAAAACACTCGGATCCGAAGTTTTAGCTTCGCTTAGCGTCTTGGCACCCTGTGCCGCCGCCATCCCCATCGCCATCATTTGTTGCTGCTGTTGCTGCTGTGCCCGTTGCTGGCGAGCCTGCTCAACCTGTTCCTGCGGAACAATGACGGTTGGAGACACTCCGGACATATCAGCGAATGCATCGATCGCCTGATCAACGTTGAGTTTGTCGAGAGCTTCTGGTTTCGCTTGCGCAAGTTGACCAATGAAGTTAACCGTGGACGCCAGACTGGACAGGCCGATAGACTTCTGCGCCTGAGCCATGACGGAAATGTATTCGACCTTCAGGGGCATGCCTTCCATCGCGTCAGGCGGTGGCGGCAGCATGTTTTTACGCACCATCATCGAGAAAGCGCGGTCAATGAGAGGATTAAGACATTCGTCGTTCAGACGCTCCAGAACCGGCCCCAACATCAGAAGTTTTTCTTCTTTCATTTCGATCACCGCTTCAACAGGCATCGAGCGGGTATTGATGTTCTGCAACATCATGAACAGATCGACAAAGTAGGCGCTGTTAATGATTTGACGAGTGTCCTGAATGTCTGCCACCAAATCTGCTGTACTGGGGTTAACCAGATAAGCAGGCCTGAAGCCATCCTGACCAGTAATCTGATCGATATACGTGATGTCGCCAGGAAGAAGGGAGGCGCGCTGATTCTTGAGGGAAGTCGGAGCAACCATCGGCGGATTGGTGGCTTTATCAATCAACTGCGACTTGCGCTTCTGGAGAAGCTGCAATGCCTTAACAGGTCCAAGCGCCAGCATACCCGGGCATGATGATCCATAAACATCTTCGCCGTTAACTTCCCAGCGCGGAGCCATAATTGGAAACTCATCGAATCCGGACTCACGCAACAACTTGTCGTTATCGCCACCAATCTCGTAATAAACCGATTTGAATGGCTTGTTCTTGCTATCCAGCTTCGATGTATCACGGTCAATGTTCGGGTAAACCGAATGCATCACTTCAATCCACTTCTCGTAGGTGCCGCTTTCCCACATGCTTTTTACGGATTCGCTGACGTTATTTAGCCCGAACTCCTGAACAAGCTGACGAACAGTCATAGAGAACTTGCGAAAACAGGTGTCCACACTGCCACGAGGTGAGTTAGCCAGGTAGTAACTGCCTATCGGGAATGGCATTGTGCGAATGATGTCCTCGTCATCCTCCAGCACTGCCATTGCACCAGTGCTGTATGTGCCGAGGCTTCCGTATAACTGCGGCAGCGACTGATAGAGATTCGACTTATTGAACATATCGTTCATGCGGTTCTGCACCGCCTCAAGCCACAACTTAACAGGGCCATAATCCATCATTTCAGGATCTGGCGTAGCCAGGCGAAACCACGGACGCGCGGGGCTTGTGATGCCTGACATCATGCCGCTGGCGAGAGTGCGCGCCGCCATAGTCCCGGTCGAATCAATAATGCGTGTATTGCGTCGATCGTTACGGTTGACCTCAGAAGTCAGAAAGCGGGAACCACGCGGATTGATGTAATCACTCAACTCGCGCCAGTGCGGCTCGAACGACTGACGCTCGCTTTCAAGTTGTGCGAACTGTTTGTTCAATCGCTCTTTAGTTGTTTCCGCCATTTCAATGACTCCGGTTACTGACCAAGTAGCGTTTTACCGCTGGTATTAGCGGTTGATGTGTCGCCCTGAGAACCGGTAAGCAGCGTAGAACTACGACCAGCAGCAGCGCGACGGCGACGTGTTTCTTCGTCGCGGGCATCAACAACGGCGGCATCCTGCTCCTGTGGTGCTGCCTGAACTTCTGGTGTTGCAGGCACTGATGGTGAGCTACCCATGCACATATCAATGACTCCGTACGCAATTAAATTATTACCAATTTAACCACATATGATTTATCTATCGTAGATAGTTGACATTTAACGCACGAATTATTACCTTTCAGGTAAGCAAAGAGTTCATTCCGGTTATTAACCTGACTGGCTTGTCGTTAAATTAAACAGGTGGGGTGAGCTTTTATTTTGAGCAGTACGGCGTATGGCACATGCGCCGATAGCGGTCTGGATACGTTTAAGGGGCACCCTCCCTTGCTCGGGCAAACGAACCAGGTAGCCGGAATGTGCAAGTCGAGCGGTTTTATTCCGCGCACGGGGATTCACCATCCCGGCGATTCGGTGTGACGCCTCGGAAGAGACGAGGGTACAACGATGAGAGCATTTATGGAGCCGCGACAAAGTGTGGCGCCTTAACAGGCTAAGTGCTCTCAGCGTTGTGGCATTAGCTCAGTTGGACAGAGCAACCGCCTTCTAAGCGGTTGGTCGCAGGTTCGAATCCTGCATGCCACGCCAGAATCACGCCTAAGGACCGTGATGCCAGAAGTTCCAGGTGCTTGGCGGTGATAGTTTCCCTTGAAGGACTATCACCGCCCTTTTTACAGCAGGACGCCATTGCGATGACTTCATGCTGTAAACCAGTACAGCCACGGAAGGCATAACTCATTGCTTCCAGTTCGCCCGGTTCGCCGGGCATTTTTTTAAGGTGAGATCATGAAGACAATTGATATGTTGGCTAAGTATCTAAATGAATGGCCATTAAAATATTCTCGTATCGTTCAGGCTGAAGACTGCATTTTTTATGGCGTTCTTGCTGGTAATGAAATGCATTACGAAGTAATTCAGAGTGAGGGACTGGCTGGGTTAACTCTTAGCGAAGACCATGGTACTAGCGTTACGTTCCATGACTGGATAACAGCACAACGTTCTGAAATGGAAAAAGGCGATGTTTTTGATATTTCTCGCGCTGTTTACGCTAAAGCAAAAAGTGATAATGATTACATGAGCGAACACTTATACAACATGAAGTTGCAATGCCTGCATGCGGCGCTTATTCAGAATGGGCACTTCGATAAAACAAGTGCCATCAATATTGCGGAAGCCATCAACGCTGGATTTAATGCCATTAAGTAACACCGTGACATGTCACAAACAGCCAGCCGATGAGCTGGCTTTGTTTTATCCTCATCAGAGGATATCAACGACATTATCCCCACCAGCAGATTAAGCATATGGATCGTAATCTGTGATGGCCTTGCCTTGCTGGTTCTGCTGCCCGGGAATTCGCAGACGCTTCGACACAGGGAACGCAAACGTCAGCAGTAGCGCATCGCCTTTACCAGGAGAACGCCCAAGCCGCTCCTTGATATCTTCCTTCGGTTCGATAACGATTTTACCGTCCACTCGAACTTTGTACTCTGCCGCCGACAGGTCGTCCGCTGTTTCCTGGTCATCCAGCATGCCGCCCAGCCTCAGCCATGTCTTACATGAGTTGAACATCTCCCCGCGCTTGTTGAGCATCTGAGGGTCAGTTGACGCACCACCGAACGGAACAAGTTGCCATGTACGACCCCAGCCATCACCGATTGACTTCAGACCGGTTCCGTAACCGAAGTCGATGAACACCGCGTCAGCATTGTACTGGTCTTCAAAGTCAGCGATACGCTTCGCCATAATCAGATCGTCGGTGGTCTTGTTACCAGTCCATAGCACCTTACTGTGCAGCCCCTGCCGCAGGTATATCACCGCGTCATCAACGCCTGAGTATGCCGGGTCAACGCCGATTATCACCGGAGCATGTGCAACCTGCGCAGCGGTGACCACCCGTTTCATTGCCTCGTCAGTAAGTCCGGTAGGGATAAACTGCAATTCAGATGCATCCGGGAATATGCCGCGCACACGGATTTTAACGAAGTCGCTGTCTTCCCCGTAGTCATCAACCCATTTCTGCAACTGCTGTTTGTTAGTGCCTTCCACCGTCCGGCTGTCAATCTGCGCAGTTTTCCAGCGGTGTTTGTATTTGCGGAAACATTCGCGAAAACGCCCGGTATTACGTGTAGGGTTTCCGAACGCCACCCAGATAATCTCAGTGTCTTCGTCCGTAAGCGCACCCTCAGCAACTTCCCACACCAGATCCGCAATGTTCGACGCTTCATCGAATACCACGATGATGCGTTTTCGCTCGTTGTGTAGTCCGGCGAATGCCTCAGTGTTGTGCTCAGACCAGGGGATTGCGTCAGCTCGCCACCGCTTGTCGTGCCCAGGATCATTGCTGTACATCGCGGTAGCGGTACAGGTAAACCAGTCTTTCGTGATAGCAAGGTTCGACCACTTGATAATTTCCGGCCAGGTCTTCGTTCGTAGCTGGTTGTCGGTGTTGGCGGTCACCACGACCTTACAATCCTCGCAAGTGGACATGCCCCAGTTGATCAACATTGAGATGTATGCTGATTTACCAATACCGTGACCCGAAGCACGTGCCAGCATAAGCGGCTGATAGCGCGTCTCGGGATTCTGCAGGTGATCACGTATCTCTCGGAACGCATCGGCCTGCCACTGACGTGGGCCGGTAGCATGTGCCAGTTCAGTCCCCTCTTCCCCCCACGGGAACGCATAGAGGGCATAGCCAAGCGGATCGTGAGTGAACCCTGCAATATCCTCGATCAACTGCTCTTCAGGAGATAACGCTGCATCTGTCACTGATTGCCATCCTGACGTTCTTTGAGTCGCTTCCTGGCTGCTGCTATGCGATCAGCAATTGTCACATTCACATTAACATCCAGGCGTTCTTTGAATGCGTTGACGTCGACGTGCTTACCAATCAGTTCGAGGTTCTTCACCTTGTCAGGCCATTTAATTTTTTTGAGGATTGTCTCTATCGAATCCTCGTTCATGTTCATGATGGTCGATGACAGATCAAAGCCACTAAGCGTAGTGCGCCAGATTTTCGGCCACTCGCGGATTGGCTTAAGGCTCCCATCGTCGTTGAGGATATCGATCACGTCCATCTGGTCGATCTCCACCAGGCGCATGAGAACGTAATCAGCACTGACGCGCATTCGTTTGTTGCGCTCCTCCATCAACTCGGCAATCCGTTTTTGAATGCGTTCATCGCGCATCATGACACTGGCTTTAACTGCCGCTGTATTTGGGGAGAATCCTGCGTTAATCGCTGCCTGAGTCTGGTTTTCAGGCGTTTTGATGTATGACTGGCAATAAGCCTCCTGCATTGCTGTGAGCGGCTTAAATTGCGTTGATTTGCGTTTATAGGTTTTAGGTTCAGCAGGCATCATAACCACCATGGTAATAGTTACCGTTGTGGTAATAGTACCATGCAAAATAAAGCCGCCATAGTTGGCGGCAGTATTCAAAGTCCATCAAATTCATCGTAAAAACTCTCGTCAAGATACCCTTCCCATTTACCGCGAATGAAAATTACATCCTCGCCGCAAGGGTGCTGACTGTCGATAACTATATCCCTCCTGGCGCAACCATACTTATGCATGAGAAATTTAACCTCTTTCGGAAAATTTGCTGAGTTATCTCTCATATCTTCAAGGTCGTAGCGTATTTTTGGCATAACACCTTCGTGACATGTCACACTATTAATTTCGTTTCATGCCAGCCTTTAGTCACCCAGCATTGCGAGTCACCATTACACGGGCATGAATTTACAGGAACTCTCTCGCCGCACTTACCGCAACGTTTTCTGCTGATCGATTTTATACGCCCGTGCACGCGTGCATCATCCTGGCGGATCAGTAACGCTATATACTCACCAAATTCGTAAGGCGCACGCCCGGGGCGACGCGTGGCACAGTTACGCTCCAGCATTTCAATTTCCTGAGCATCAAGCACAATCTCCAGCTTACGCACACCAGATGCAGCTTGTCTGGCTCTCTGAGCGGCTTTGCGCTCTGCTGCTGATTTAGCCATTCTGATTTTCCTGCATCATGAGAAATACAATCATGGCGGCGCGGAGAGGTCTGGTATCAAATATTGGTCTTACGCCTTTTGCATCAACACACCATTCAGTTAACTGGTCTAAGATAGAAATCCTGTGTTTCTCAATAATCGGCCATGAGGCGCTAGGATCATTGCAGTAGTCAGGTAAAGGGTTTAATGGCTCAAAAGTTGTATCAGTATTTCCGTAATACCATTTGTTGGTGTTATTCCCTGATGTTTCCGGTTTACATGCCCAAAGGCCTTTAAAAATTATGTCTCCTACCATTCTGTTAATTTCAAAATCACTTAACTGTGAATAGTCCATCACTTCACCTCCTGCGGCGGTTCCGGTAGCGGCATCCAGTGAGTTACTTTCGATGCCGGTTCTTCCCCATCGTCAGTAACTGCCCACCATTTGTTTCTCGACCAATCGTAATACCCTTCGAAGGTATTGCACTCAGTCCAGCCGTAAGACTTACCCCAACACCAAACATACTGTTTATCGTTCGGCATTCGCTCACTACAGCTTATCCAACCATCCGGAGTCACCGGAAGCGAGAACGGCAGCACATCTCTGTGAACAAGTTTTTGCTGTGACAGGTTATCCAGAACTTTCTGTACTGCTGCATCACCGAATACACCAAGCGCATCTGCCATAACTCCTACAACCTGATAAGCCTCAGCGCATACCGTGGATAAACCATCCGGAATTACCGGAGAGTTGCCGGGTTCTTTAATGTGCAAGCGAGGCTCACCATCTTTTGGTTCAGGCCACTGGCGCTCCATGTTGATCTTCAATTTATCTTCCATAGCAGCGGTAATTTCAGCATCGCTGATGCCAGCACGGCGCTGTGCATCCCACAACAGGAAATGCATATCAGCCCACTCGCTGAGATCGTCTGGTTCGGCTGCGGCTTCCAGAGCCTCTTTTGAGAGGTGTTTCAGTGGACCAATGGGGCCAACGCAGCCAAATGTGGAGTCAGACCATTTGGCATGCTCGTGGCGAATCAGTTCGCGTTCCAGTGATGCCAGTGCAATTCGTGCCAGTTCCATTTGTTCGCCACGAGTAAGCCCGTTTTCAAGCGGATTTTTAATGAACAATTCAATACGTTCTTTGGTAATAGTGGTCATTTGTTATGCCTCAATACACGAAATCTGTTTTAAATTCATGGTTACATTCTGGACAGCATGTTTCGTAACCTTTTATTTCTTCACATGCCTGTTTAGCTCCAGAAAACTCCCAGAAATCAGCATCACAAAGCAGATCGAAATTGTGACCGCATTTTGGGCATTCGGTATCAAGTGACAGATTCCAGTAAGCAGTGGTGTTTTTATCCATATCACTCTCCTTTGATGCGAATGCCTGTTGCAATGCTGTTTATGATGCTGTCAGTGCATGGGGTAGAAAGCTGGGCATCTCCAGCAATTTTCATGACCTCAACATCTGCATATCGAATACCGAGGTGTATCAGACCGGCTATGCCTGACTTAAGCCGAGCATTTTCCATAAATAGAACTTTTGCCCGCTGTTTTTCTGCTTCAAGCTCAACGCGCAGCTTCCCTACCGTTAGCGCAATTTCCTCGTTCTCCTGGTCGCGGGATTTGATGTATTGCTGGTTTCTTTCCCGTTCATCCAACAATACCAGCGCGATATCTGGCGAAAAGTGCTTCATAAAATCGTTAAGCGCATTAATTCGCTGATCGAAAGGCATTACAGGTGCTTCACCAGCAATTTTTGTTTTTTCAGCGATTTCACGAAGCTTTTGATAATCAATCTTGCTCACTGGTTGCCTCCTTTGCTGGGCTTTCTATCTTCTGAGTGGTTGTATCAAACTCAAACAACTTAACCACGTCATCAAACAGGACATAATCGCCATCAGAATCTTCTGTCATGTCAGCGCCACAATCCTGACCGCACGAGTCACAACCACCCATATCAAGCTCGTATCGCTTGAGGTTTGCGATATTTGATAAATTCAGCGCCAGTACAGCCAGGTCATAAACCTCTTCGGCAGTGACATCGCTGTTCAGTCCCATTTCATGGCGATATATGATTTTTTCTACTCGTTGTTTTGTGATTGTCATTTTTGCTCGCCTCCCTGTTCTTCCAGAAAAATGCGCATAGTCTCAAGCATCTCTTCGGTGTCATACGGTGACAACTTGTCACGCAGGATGTGTTCAATGCTGTTAATGAACTTTCGGATTGCTTTGCGTTCAATTTCAGTCAGGAAAGCATCGGTGGCTGGGGTTTCCGGCAATAATCCGCCAACCAGTTCTATTTCTGTTCTGAACCGGGAACTAGACACAACGCGATAAGTCAGGTTCGGCATTCTGGCTGCCACTTGCATCTCAAACTCCTCTCCAGATTCCAGCCCGGCTTCATGGGCGTAATCAAGCGGGCTTCTGACAGGCTCTGAAGCTTCGCCGCCCCAGTAAATCAGGTTCGACTTCAGCCCCGCATTCTCCGCTGCCAGCGTCGAAAACTTCTCGTGTGCCAACTTAACAGCTGCATCAGCCTGCTTAATTGACTCAATCGCTCTCTGGTGGTCTTCGGCCAGCTCATTAGCACGCACCAACTGAACTTCCAGTTGCGCTGCCAAACAGCGAACAAGCACGGATGGTGCGCCTGTCATGTCGTCAGCTAACGCATGCCCTGATGCCACTAAATCTTTGATCATACCTTCAGCCATACTTTCCATCTTTACCCTCGCTTATCCACATAACTTATTGATTACATTGATAACTAAAAAGATCGTCGATTCAGAACTCTTCGATGTTCCAGCCACCACCTGCTTTCTTTGGTTTAACCGTTACCCCGATGATTCGGAACGGATACTGATCTGCGGCGACTTTGGTTTTCACCCTGGCGTCGTCGGTCCAGAAACCTTTCACTTCGTGCAGTTCCATCTCGCCGGTGGCGAGCATCACAGCAAAATCGGGCGTATAGAACGTGTTGTCAGCTAACCGCAACTTGATACCCTCAAATCGATACCAGACGATTCCCCCTGCACGTTTACGCTGCTCAAGGTGCTGGCAATACGCAGATTCTGTTTTGTTCATCTGGCCTGTTTTGAGTCGACCAAGAGCCTGTATCTGTTTTCTCATGATTTACCTCTAAGGTAATTAAAAACCACATAAGACACGAAATCAATAGAGTTTAGAATATTTTGTTACCCAACAGGTAATTGTAGAGACGTAAAAAAATGCGCTATCGCGCTGGTATTACTTGATAAATCCTGCCGCCTTTCCCCGCCTGTATTCCTCCATCAGCCACTGCGCCGGTGTTATTCCCCCAAGGGTGGCGGCGTTAGGCATGCACCCGAAACTTCTCCCTGGTGGATGGTAAACGTCTCTCCCTGTGCCCGGAGGTGTACTCATGGGCTCTGGCTTTGCCTGTATGCTGATCACCGGATCGGGTATCTGCTGTCCGGAAGCCACCTTTTTCGCCCAATCATCGAGCAGCCTGCGCGCGTGTTTCTCAACCTCAATCTCGCTAAGCTGGCGCTGATACATTGCACGGCGGGTATCACATACGACCCAGTACATAACCGGATGTCGCCACGGGAATCTTTCGGGACCACCAGGATATAAACTTTTTTCCTTGCTGTACCGGTGAAACTCCGCCATCACATCATCAATGGTGACGCCAAGAACCATCTTGCTGTCTTTACACCACTTGATGAATTGCCCTGGCGACGGCCAGAACGGAGACTCACTGGCGCGGGCGTGGCGCATACCAGCAGAAACCTGTTCACGGGTTCGGATCCCCCCTTCGGCAAACGCAGCAATCCACTGCTGTTTTGCAGCAACTTCCTGCTCTGGCGTCTTCAGGTTGGTTACCACTGCCGCCGGAAACAGTTGTTTCAGCTGTTTGAAAAGGGCATCAACAAGCCTCTCTGCTGACATGTTCACCACGTTGTCATTGTTGGTGTACTGATGCTCATAACCTGACATGCGAGAAAGGGCTTCTCCGTCACGGTTTTGTATCGCGGTAAAAACGTTGTTCACAAGAAATCCTCCCATGCTTCAGGGCTGTTCCAGTGCGGAACGTTGTTATCAGGTAATGTTGATTGCTTCTGTCTGCTAATCTGCAGCCGCCTTGCCAGCTTCTGCTCCCACTGTGCCTGATGGTATGCCTTACCCTCAGCCATCCAGTAAATTCTGAACTCTGCAAGTTCCTGTGCCGTTGGCAGACTGTCCAGGTAGATCCCCTGCAATGAGCTTTTCCGAAGAAAGTCATCTGATGGCTGCCATTGTTCATGCATGACAAATTTGCCTAATTGCCCTGGCCCACCAGGAGGAACAAAGTTATTCATCACGGCGTTGTTTGCGCCGGGGTCATGATGCACAGAATCCCCGGTTTTTGTCCTGCTCTCCCTCTCTTGGTTAAATGACTGGTTATATGACTGGTTCTGGATCCCGTTTTTGGGATCATTCAACATCCCGTTTTTGGGATCATTCAACATCCCGTTTTTGGGTATATTCCAGTTTTCGGGAACATTACCGTTTTCGGGTTCATTACACCCTTCTAGGTTGCCTTTAATGTTCCCTTTTTTGGTTATATTAAGAGAGAAAACCCGCACTCTTTTCGTCGCTCCCTTTCTCTCTCCGGTATCTGAAATAAGCCCCATTTTCATGAGCGATATAAGCCCGGCCTGTACGGTTTTTTTATTCAGGCAAGTGTCTTTAACGAGGCGTTCTATGCTTGGGTAGCAGAGGTTATATTCATCGGCTCTGTCAGCCATCGAGAGCAGTATGAGCTTTAATGACGAGCTACCTGGATCTGTCTCCCAGGCCCAATCTGTTGCATGTCTGCTCATGATTAATCTCCGCTATCAGCTTGAATGTTGTGGGGAGGAATTAATCATGATCTGCTTAATCTCTGCCCTGATGCGACGGTTTGATTCCATGGTGCACTCAACACAGTGTCCGTTGTAAACCCAGCGTTCACTGTCATGTCCGTGCTTACATGGTTTTCCGGTGTAGTAGCGTTTAAGTCCGCGCTTTGCGGCATCAATACGTGTAATGATTTCCATGGTAAGCCCTGTTATTAGTATTGGGATTACGGTTATTTTGTGCTGACACAAAAAAAAGATCAACCAGATTTGGTTTTTTATTACCTTTTAGGTGCGAATAGATATGAAAAGACCGCCGGATGGCGGTCTACAGAGGGTTGTGGCTGGATATCATGAGTAGAAGAAGTATGCCAGTTCTGCTTTTGAGCGCAGCCATTGTCTTGTTTTACAGGCTTTAAAAAGCCCATTCATCAATACCTTACCTGGCATTTTGCGCTTACCTGTTAAGTGAGTCTGGATATAGTGACTCGTCGTTCCGGCTTCCTGTGCGAAGGCTTCACGCTCATCCGGAGTAAGTGCAAGCCAGTGCTTTTTGAAATCGAAATGTCCGTTATCGCTCATAGCTATTGCCTGATATTTATTTCAGATAATAAATATTCACCCATAAGGTAACAAAAATCAAGGATAGTTACCTATGGGGTGCATTTACCTGTTGGGTAATATTGCTTTAAATTGAATCATCTACTGATTCATATATGAGGCGATTTTCCAGAAAATGAAAAGTATCCAGGACGTCCGCAGGCAAAATCTCAACGACTTGATCGACCGTGAATTCAATGGTGTTCAGACGCGGATGGCAGAAAAACTTGGAACTCAGGCAAATCTGGTAAACCGCTGGGCTCTTGGCAAGAAGGTTATCGGCGACCAGGTTGCGCGAAAAATTGAAGCTGCCGCCAATAAACCCCGTAACTGGCTTGATATCGATCGCTCGCTTTCTCAGGAAGGTTTTCAGCCTGTCGGCCCAAGCGACATTGGTCAGCTGGCAGCTCACAACCTGGAACGCTGGATGAGTGAAAGCCGCGACCTTTCAACTCAGGGAAAACTTCACCGCGCATCCGGCGTCGCCCAGGTGACAATAAGCCGCCTGTTAAACAATGAGGTCAGCGTTTCCATTTCCACCCTGGAGAATGTTGCATCTGCATTCGGGCGTCACGGATATGAACTACTGATTCATCCACATGACCCTGCAACTATCAACTATGACCGCTCGCGCTACGCATTGTTACCTGAAACAGAGAAGGCAAAGATCGAAAGTTACATTGAATTTGTCATCAACCAGAACGAAAAAAACAAACAATAAAATCATATTTTTCAGTAAGTAAGCCGCCTTATGGCGGCTTTTTTATTGCCTGTTCGATTACCTAACGGGTAATTTTTTTAACTCATATCTATTGACATCAAACCAGATACGCATAATTATTACCTCAACGGTAACAGACCGAGGTAACAAGTTATGCAGTGGAAAATCATCAACGGTTGGTACTGCGTTACTGCATGCGGATTCATGAGCTGGAAGTTCCGCACCTTACAGGAAGGCATTAAGTGGGCTTTCGTCAGCAAAGAAGCTCTCGATGTAGCCAACGATAACGAGATATGGGAGGGCTGATAATGAACGTTAATCAGCAGAAAAATCTTCAAAAAATCATGCTGGCATTCGACAAGGACTACCGCCTGTCAGAACAGCTATATGACCGACAAGTTGAACTGATTGAGAGCATCCGACTTCATCAACTGTCCTCAACTTTCGACGTTGTAACAGTTAAAGGCGTTCGCCAGGAAGTACTGGAGGCTGCTAAAGACAGCCCTGAGTTCGAAGAACTGATGGATGCCTATCGGCGAGAGGCAATGGCAATTATCGCCCGCTGGGATCTGGCGGATCAGCTTGATGGACAGAGGGACGCGGCATGAAACCGGGAATTTATTTCGACATCAGCAACGAAGACTACCACGCCGGTGACGGCGTGAGTAAGTCGCAACTGGACATGGTTGCCAAGAATCCGGCGCTTCTTAAATGGGTTCAGGCAGCACCAGAAGACGAAGAGAAAAAGTCTGCACTGGATATGGGAACCGCATTGCACTGTCTGCTTCTGGAGCCTGGAGAGTTCGACAAACGCTTCATTGTTTCACCGAAATTCGATCGTCGGACGAAACAAGGTAAAGCTGACGAAGAGGCATTTCTTCGTGATGTGGCGGATATGGTGATTACGGTACTTGATGCCGAGCAGTGGCGGAAACTGGAGCTGATGCGTGATAGCGCAATGGCTCATCCGGCGGCACGCTGGATGTTGGAAGCACCTGGTTACTGCGAAGCATCAATGTACTGGAACGATGAAGAGACGGGTGAGTTGTGCCGAATTCGTCCAGACAAATGGCTGAACGAGCACAACGTGATCGTCGACGTGAAAAAGGTTGCAGATATGGACCGTTTTGCACGCCACATCGAGGAATTCCGCTACCACGTGCAGGACGCAATGTACCGCGAAGGCGCAATGAGGGTTACTGGTCAGCCGCATGGTTTTTTCTTTCTTGCCGTGAGCGAAAGCATTGATTGTGGTCGGTATCCGGTACGCGTGTTCGAGCTGGATGCGCAGGATGTCGATGCCGGGCGCGCTCTGTTCCGCCGGGATCTGAATACCTATCACGAATGCCGCATCAATGATGAATGGGGCGGTGTGGAAATCATTAAACGCCCTGAGTGGGCACGCAAACAGGATATGTACATATGAGCAACGACATCGCAAACATCAACACACCAGTAGACACAGCAATCGCTGGAACTGCTGCAACTATTTTCAGCCCAGACGGCTTGAACCAACTGATGAAATTCGCCGAGGTAATGGCGCAAAGCCGCGTAACGGTACCGGCGCACCTCGCCGGGAAACCAGCTGATTGCATGGCCGTGGCAATGCAGGCTGCGCAGTGGGGAATGAACCCGTTTGCCGTGGCTCAGAAAACCCATGTTGTGAACGGCACGCTAGGTTATGAAGCCCAATTAGTAAACGCAGTTATCTCAACAATGTCGCCAACAAAAGATCGCATCAACTACGAGTGGTTCGGGCCGTGGGAACGCGTGATCGGTAAGTTTGTTGAGAAAACATCCAAAAACGGCAATCCGTATATCGCACCAGGCTGGACTCTAAAAGACGAAGAAGGTTGCGGTGTTCGCGTATGGGCAACCATGAAGGGCGAGGATCAACCTCGAGTGCTTGAGTTAATGCTGTCTCAAGCACAGGTAAGAAACTCCACACTTTGGGCCAGTGATCCGAAACAACAACTCGCATACCTTGCAACAAAACGCTGGTCTCGCTTGCACTGTCCTGACGTAATCATGGGCGTCTACACACCAGACGAATTACAGGAAACGGCACCGCGCGTTGAGCGAGACATTACTCCGCAAACGACCACTGCTGCGGGAATGAACAGTCTGATCAACGCTAAACAAGTGAAAAAGCCTGATGAGCAAACGCGTAAAGCGGATAGCCGTGATCCAGAAGAAATGCTAATGGCCTTTACCAGCGCAGCGATGAATTACAGCACTGTCTCCGAACTGGATAAAGCTTACAAATACATTGCACAAAAACTTTCAGATGATGACGAACTGCTGGCAAAAGCCACCGACGTTTACAGCGTTCGTCGGGAAGAATTAAACGAAACATCTATGTAACCACCACCGCGGCGCCACGCGCGCCGCACTGCAACCAAGAGAGGTATTTATGAAAGGTGCATTAGGTAAGAAGGAACTCCTGGCGGTGGTGCCACTGTCATGGAGCACTATCGACCGTATGGAGCGCGCAGGGGAATTTCCTAAACGCTGGTATATCACCGATAAACGCTGCGCATGGAACCGTGATGAAGTTGAGCGTTGGCTTGATGAACGTCAGGCAGCAAGTCCAGCAGAGTTCCAGGGTAAAAAGCCTCCTGTTCAGCAACGTGTATATCGTCCTGTGAGCAACGCTGCATGAGTGTGCTGCTAAGGCACTGGAGCAAATGGTCAGGATGGTACTTATTCCTGGCCTCTGTTTCAGCATGGCTTTATCTGCTGGCATTAATTTTCAGAGAGGGTTGGATTAAGTGAGAAAGTTAAGCCGACTTGAAAAATATCACATGAATAAGGTTTCAATGCGCAGTCCGTCAAAGATTGTCGCCGTTACTCCTGCGGCGATAGAGATCGAAAAACGCGCGATTGAAAGAGAGAAAAAAGGGCAGTTCCGCATTGCCGCTCACCTTTGGCTTCAGTGTATGGATGTTGCTTCTGGTGATGTTGAGCGTGCAAGGATCGCGGTTCGCAGGGACCAATGTATCACAAAAGGTAACGGCCTTCGCCGTGGCGACTATAGCGGCATAGGATGTTGTGGTGTGGTTTATGACTAAGAAATACACACTAATCTATGCAGATCCACCCTGGGTATACCGGGACAAAGCCGCAGATGGTAATCGCGGTGCCGGTTTTAAATATCCGGTTATGAGTGTGCTGGATATCTGCCGCCTTCCTGTGTGGGATTTGGCCGATGAAAACTGTCTGTTGGCCATGTGGTGGGTGCCAACACAACCACTCGAAGCACTAAAAGTTGTTGAAGCCTGGGGATTTCGTCTGATGACGATGAAGGGCTTCACGTGGATAAAATGTGGTAGTCGACAACCAGATAAACTGGTTATGGGTATGGGACACATGACTCGCGCCAATAGTGAAGATTGCCTGTTTGCAGTAAAGGGAAAACTACCTCCACGCATTAATGCAGGGATCGTTCAGTCATTTACCGCACCGCGGCTTGAGCATTCAAGAAAACCAGATGTCGTTCGTGAAAAACTTGTGCAATTGTTAGGCGATGTTTCTCGCATTGAACTGTTCGCCCGCCAGTCGTCTCATGGCTTCGATGTTTGGGGTAATCAGTGCGAAGACCCGGCAGTGCAACTACACCCTGGATACGTGTTGGATATTGCCAGATTAACAAATGCATTCAGCAATGCTCCGCTGTCACCAACAGACAACCAGGGACGGGAGCGTGCAGCATGAACAGGGCATCACCAGCAGATTTAAGGAAATGCCTTGAAACTGCATACATGCTTGCACACAGCGGGATCAGGTTTGTTCCAATTCCCGCTGTCACTGATGCTGAATTTGCAACACTGTCAGCAATATTCACAGGTAAAATTGAATCACTGGCAGCAGAAGCCGAGATGGAAGAAAATCAGCAGAATAATTAAACG